GCGGCTGCGACGCGAGAACGGCGCCGCACGCACCAACGCCAAGCAGCAGGCCGCCGACGAGGCGCGCGCTGCTTTGGCGACCGAGATTGGGAAGGCGATTGGGCTCGTTAAGGACGATGCCCCCGTCGACCCGGCCCAACTCACTGAGCAGTTGACGACCGCACAGAGTGATGCGAAGCAGGCGCGGGTTGAGCTCGCAGTGTTCCGCAACGCCGACGCTGCGGGCGCCGATCCCCAAGCGCTGCTCGACTCTGCGTCCTTCTTGAAGAAGGCTGCCGCGCTCGACCCGTCCGACATTGATGGCCTGAAGGCCGCGATGACGGAGGCTGTCGCAGCGAACCCGCGGCTTGGTGCCGCGCCCGCCACTCGCGTTCCGCTCCCGAACCCCGCACAGGGCACGAGCGGCGCCGGCACCCCCAACAACCTTGACGCGCAGATCGCTGAGGCCGAGAAGGCGGGCAACTTCCGCCTGTCCATCGCCCTCAAGCAGCAGCGCGCCGCACTGACGAAGCCGTAGGAGGCTACACATGTCTGGTATCACCGGACTGGGCACGTCTTTCAACCTGCCCAACTACCACGGTGAGCTCATCGGGCTCACCCCGACCGAGACCCCGCTTCTGTCCCTCAGTGGCGGCGTCGGCGGCGGCAAGCAGACCGACTCGCCCGTGTTCGAGTGGCAGACGGAGGACCTTCGGGACCCGGCCGTCCGCGCCCGTCTCGAGGGCGCTGACGCCCCGACCGCCGAGTCGCGCGTCCGCGCCAACGTCGAGAACGTCGCGCAGATCTTCCAGGAGGCCGTGAACACGTCCTACACGAAGCTCGCCTCGACCGGCCAGTTCGCCAACGGCAACGGTGGCGTCGGCGTCGGCAACCCCGTCCAGAACGAGCACAGCCACCAGGTCATGCTCGCCCTCAAGACGGTCGCCCGCGACGTCAACTACTCCATGTGGCACGGCGTGAAGAACAAGCCGGCCGACAACACGACCGCGCGTCAGATGGGCGGCCTTCTCTCGGTCGTCACGTCGAACCGCACCGGCACGGAGTCGACCGGTTCGGCCGCGACCGACACCATCACGGTCACGCACTCGCTGAGTGTCGGCGACAAGGTCGTGTTCTCCGACGTGGGCGCCTCGACGGCGATCACCAAGGGCGTCACGTACTACGTGCAGTCGGTCTCCACGACCGTCTCGTTCAAGGTCGCTGCGACCTCGGGCGGCTCGGCCATCACGATCGGCACCGCCACGGTCAAGTTCTACGCGGCCAAGACGACCCTCACGGTCGACGGCCTCGAGACCCTGATGCAGTCGGTCTTCGACAACGGCGGCATCACCGACCAGGCTGCGGCCACCCTGTTCTGCTCGAGCCGGCAGAAGCGCGCCCTCACGGCCGCCTACGCCGCCGAGTACGGCAAGGCTGACCCGTTCAACATGACCCGCACCGTCGCCGGCCTGAACCTCCAGACCATCGAGACGAACTTCGGTTCGCTCAACGTGGTCGTGGACCGTGCGCTGCCGGCCGACACCCTCGCCGTCGTCTCCCTCGAGCAGGTTGACCCGGTGTTCCTGTCGATCCCCGGCAAGGGTGTCCTGTTCGAGGAGGAGCTCGCCAAGACGGGCGCTTCCGAGAAGTCGCAGATCTATGGCGAGATTGGCCTCAAGTACGGCAACCAGGCTGCGCACGGCATCATGCGCGGCCTCGCCATCTGAGCCTCTGACTCGTTCCACAGGTACACCCCGAGCCAGGAGGCTGACGTGAGCACACCACTCGCAACCCCCGCCGAACTCGGGGTGTACCTGACGGGCACCCCGCTCGCAGACGACGACCCGCGCGGTCTGCTGGTGCTGCAACTCGCGCACGACCTGTGTGAGACGGTCGTGTCACCGGTTCCGGCGCTCGGCAAGGGTGTCGAGTTGGCGGTCGCGTCGCGCGCGTACAACAACGTCACGTCGGCGCATCAGATGAGTCTCGGCTCGGCTGCGGTGTCGTTCGGGGCGCAGAACTCGAGCATGGGCGTTGGCGGATTGTACCTGTCGAAGTCTGAGAAGGCGACGCTGCGTCGGCTGGCTGGCCGGTCGGGTGCGTTCTCTGTGAACATGCTTCTCGGTCGCGCTCCGGCGCTGGTCGCGTCAGTGTCGGCGGGCTTCCCGTCTGGCGCTGGTGACGATGACGTGGTCGTGTTCACCGGCTACGGCTTCACGTCGACGTCTGCGGTCACGGTCGGCGGCACGGCAGCGGAGTTCGAGGTCGTCGACGACACGATGCTGTCGGTGACGCTTCCCACCGGTTCGGCCGGCGACGTCGCCGTGGTCGTCACGAACGACGAGGGCGCGTCTCAGCCCTACACGTACACGCGCGCATGAACGTGCTCTGGAAGGTCCACACGGCCTCTGTGGAGACGTTCACGGGCGCGACTGAGACTGGCGACGGTTACGCGTCTGCGGTCGACGTGCTCGGCCTGTACGACGACGGGCTGATGCTTGTGCAGCGCCAGGGTGTCGAGGCTGTCGAGGGTCGCGCGAAGTTCTACGCGGACCTTGAGGATGCGGCGAAGTTCGTGCCTGAGTCCAAGGTGACTGTGCGTGGCCTGGTGTTTCAGGTTGAGCGAGTCCATCAGGGCGACGCTGGTGGCCTGTTTGGGCCGGTGTCGCACGTCGAGGTGTGGCTGAAGTGAGCATCGAGTGGCGGGGTTCTCTGCTGGGGAATCTGCGCGAGGTGCTCGCCAAGGTGCAGCGTCTCGACGATGACCTTTACGAGGGTGCGCGGATCGTTCTGGCCGACTCGGAGGCTCGCGTTCCGAAGGAGTCTGGGAAGCTCGTTGCCACTGGGGTCATCAAGCGTGACCGGGCTGGCAACAACGCTGTCGCGATCGAGTACGGCACACCGTATGCCCGGTGGATTCACGAGCATGTGCATTTCAAGCACCCCTCGGGCGGCGAAGCGAAGTTCCTTGAGACGGCGCTGCTCGTCAAGGGCCGCGAGGCCATCAACAAGGCCGGCGAGCACCTCTGGAGGCGACTGTGAGCCACACTCGCGATCTCCTCACTGGGCTCAAGGCCGACCTTGTCGCGGCGGGCATCACGACGCCCATCTTCTTCGGTGATGTGCCTTCAACGCCTGATCGCGCCGTGGCTCTCACGGCGTATGCGGCGGTCGATCAGCCCACTGTGGCGCTGTCCACGATCCGGGTTCAGGTCATGGTCCGCGGCGTCGTGAACAACTCGCTCGACGCGGACGACCTCGCCGACGACATCTTCGCGATCTTGCAAGGCCGCGAGGACCGCACCTACGGCACCGCGCATCTCGTGCAGTGCAACCGGATCTCTGCGGTGCCGCTCGGCATCGACGCTTCCAAGCGTTCGTCGCGTGCGGACAACTACGAGATCGACGTCGACCTGCCCTTGACGGCTGGCCGGCCGTTCTGACCAGCCGTCACTCAACACCGCCCCTTTGCGGGCACCAACCCAGACCCTGCCGCGGTGGGGTCTTTGTCATGCCCCAGGAGGCACGCACATGAGCAACACCACTGCTCTTGCCCGCAAGTTCAGGGTCGATGTCACGACCGACCTGACTCTCGCGGGTGGCTGGACCGAGCTGAAGGGCATCTACGCCCTCAAGCCGACCGTCGACCCGAACACCGTCGACACGAGCGCGTACGACACGGACGGGTGGGACTCGTTCGAGATCACGAGCAACGCGTGGGGCCTAACGGCTTCCGTGTGGCGCCGCACGTCCACGGGCGTCTACGACCCAGGCCAGGAGATCGCCCGTGCATGCGTCGGCCAGTTCGGCGACAGCGCCCGCGTCGGTGTCCGCTGGTACGACAAGGATGGTGGCGCCGAGGCTTACAAGGGTGTCGCGATCGTCAAGTGGGAGCGCGCCAACGACGGCGTCAAGGATGCTGACGCGGCCACGCTGACCCTCATGGGTGACGGCGTCCGCACCACGATCACCAACCCTGGCGTCGCTGCTGCTGCTCCAGTTGTCCTGTCGGCCACGCCGTCGGGTGCCGCTGCGGGCGAGCTCGTCATCATCTCCGGTTCGGGTTTCGCGACCGTCACGGGCGCTACTGGCGTCAAGTTCGGTGGCGTCAACGCTGCGGACTACTCGATCGTCTCGGACTCGCGGATCGTGGCTTCGCTGCCTGCCGGTTCGGCTGGTTCGGCTGTCGTCCTC